CAATGTGCATCCCAGACATCCGGGATGCGTAGCGTCGTCTGCTGGATGCCGCTCATCATTCAGCCCGCAGCGTCGTATCCGTCACCCGGACCGGCACCGCGGCATCATCAATGCTCATCCGGTAGACCCGATCCCGCGCCTGCCCAAGCCGGTTCCAGCGGATCACGTGCCCGTACTGGCCGGTGCGCCCGAGTTCCCGCGGCGGCAGCAGCAGCCAGGTGTTGCCGCCGTCGTCGCTGATCTCGAGGTTGACGTGCGGGACCAGCGCGGTCGGCGCATCACCCGTCCGGCAGACCAGCTCGAGCTGCGAGTGCGTCACCGGCCGGTTCGTCTCGTAGACCTGCGGGTACGTCCACTCGCGGCGCAGCGTGCCGTCGAATTCCGTGTAGCAGGTGTCGCTGAGATACCCGACATCGCCCGTGCTCTGCTGCTGCACGAACACCCGCCCGTAACAGTAGACGGCATCGCGCACGTCCCAATAGCTCAGCCCGTAGGTCGCGCGCTCGTGCCACTCGTTCGCGGTCACGTCATAGACCCAGGTGGCGCCGGCTTCCGGGAACCGGAACACCACGAACAGGTGACCGTTCCACGTGAAACTAAACGCCTCGCAGTCATCCACGCGCGCGTAACCGGCGATCTTCTCTTCGACCCCGTGCTGACTCACCCGCACCGGGGTTTGTCCGGTCAATCGCCGGATGGTGCGATCGTTCGCCAGCCAGAACACCGAGTTGTCCTGCTTCGCGACACCCCGCGCCGACAGGCAGCCGTACTCGATGAACCCGCCCGCAAGGCGCTCGAACGGGAATCCCTCGGCCCCGGAGTTCCACCAGATTTCCGTCGTCTCCTGGCCGAATAGCAGCACTTGCCGATGATCTACGGCGAGCGTCACGAGATCGTCCGGGTAGGCCTCGGCACTGGCGAAGTCGAGCGCGTCGTAAGTCGCACCGTCGTACAGTTCCGAGCAGCCCCACTTGCCGCTGCCCGATTCCGAATAGACCACGTAGCCGTCGATGTAGCCGATCGCCGAGACCGCCGGCATGTCCGGGTCGGTGATCGCCGTCACCGTGCCGTTCGAGAAGATCTGCTTCGTCGACAGCACGATCTCGACGCCGTTGCCGGCGAACATCACCTTGCCCGAGCCGGTCACCGTGCCGAGCGAAGACGGCGTGCCGTCCTCGTCGATCTTGTAGAGCAGCGAGCCCGACACCGCATACAGTGTGCCGCGCATTACGAACAATCCACGCCCACCGCCGCCCAGTTCGCACCAGGACTCGATGCCGGGCGCACCCAGCAGTTCGACCGGCTGCTTACCGACCGTCTGCTGCGCGTACACATTGATTAGCCTTGCCGGCGCCCGGCTTGGCTGTGCATACGAGTGAATCGGGAGCCGCAGCGTCGGCATCAGAAGTAGTCCACCTCGGGCTCGTCCTCCGCGGGCGCGGCCGTCAGGGCACGCAGGCGACGTTCGTTGACGCTCGGCGCCGGCAGCCCGTAGGCGCACTGCATGATCAGTTGCGAGCGCCGCGGCTCCGGGATCGTGAAGTCATCCACGAGCGAAGCCGCCACCATGCCGACCAGCACGTCCGCGAACTTGTCCGGCACCGCCTCATCCGCGTTCCACCAGGCGAGGTCATGTTCACCGAGTTCCTGAAGCAGACTGTCGTAGGCGCCCTGGATCACCTCCGCGTCCTCGGCCGCGAGCGTGCCGCTCACTGGCAGCACGCCGAGACGCTGCGCGACGCGACGCTGGAAGTCCTCGAGGATCATGGGTTCTCCGAGAGAGCCGGGGCGGTTACCCGCCCCGCTCCGTTACGCGCTGTAGTAGAGAACGATCACGGTCGCGGTGCCCGCCGCACCCGTGCCGGCCGCGGTCGTAGTCGTCACCGAGACCAGCGTCGGTGCGGTCGTCGTGATCGGCGTGAACGTGTACACGCCTGAACCACCCGCACCACCCAGAGCCAGCGACGAGGCGACATCGGTCGATCCGACCGTGACCTTGTGGCGCACGTTCGTCGTCGAGGTCTCCATGTCGGACATGATGACGTTGACCTGGAACGCGACCACGCCGGCCGGCAGATACCCGGCCTCCATCACGTCGTTCGTCTCGTTGTTGGTCGAGCTGTAGGTGAGGTTGAACACCGCAGCGGTGACCGCGCGGCTGGAAAGTTTCGTGCCGAAGCGCTGCGCGCCGCGGGCCAATGCGACTGTCTCGCCTGCCATTTCGTGATTCTCCTGTGTGTTAGAGATCGGGGCGGGTTTGACCCCGCCCCTCACTCATGGCCGGTTAGGCGTCCGCGACAGCCGTGTTGAGCAGCGTCACGACACCCTGATCGACGTAGTCGGCGGTGTCCGTCGAGCCCTTGCCGAAGCGCAGCTTCTCGACACCCCAGGTGCCGCGAACGCCCACACCCGGCTTGTCGCCGTAGTCGTCTTCCTTCTTCGTGATCGACTGCCAGCGGCGTGCGAACGCGAGGCCGAGCGCCTGCGCGCCGCAGAGATAGTTCTCTGCGACCACGCTCGAGCTGTCGCCCACCGCGCCCATCGTTCCCATCTCGGGAACCTCGCGGCAGATGACGCCGTCCCACACGAGGTCGCCGTCCGTGAACAGCGGGTTGCTCGAACCACGCACCTCGGCGTTCTGGTGGATCGTCGCGAGCGACGCCTTCAGGTCGCGGAAGCAGCGGCTGTTGCAGAACAGCACGAACCACTCCTGGCCGTCCTTCGTGTCGCGGATCGGGCGAATGTGCGGGTCGGCGGTCTTCGCCATCCGCTTCGCGAGCGACACGACCGTGTAGGTGAGCTTGTCGGCCGATGCGTCGACGAGGCCCGCGGCCGTCGCCCAGACATCCGACACCGAGTTCGCCACGGCGGCGCCGAACAGCGCGCGGTCATGGTTGTCCACGAGCCACGCATCCTTCTGCGCCTCGGTCGTGCCCGTCGTGCCGTTGCCGGCATTGGCGAACGGGATACCGTTCTTGGAAGCGAGCGCGGCGATGATCTTGTCGCGCAGCAGGCTCATGCCCCAGTCCATCAGCGGCTCTTTCGCCACCGTCAGCAGATCGAGGATCGACGCCTGCTGCTCGTAGTCCGGGACCACGACCGCGTTGCGGTACTGGTGGACCGTGACCGAGAAGCTGCGCTGCGTCAGGTCTTCCTCGAAGCCGTTCAGCACCGAGTTGTCGGTGATCGGCGTGCCGGTGAGGCGGTTGATCAACTGGAAGACGATCGTGTCGCCCTTCTTCTTCGTCAGGTCTTCGCGAAGCTGGATCAGCGAGCTTGAGCCCGTGCCCATGTACTTCGAGAACTGGTTGGCGCGGACCCATTCCGCGAAGTAGTTGCTGTCCCACTGTTTGACGCGCAGTGCGATAGGGACGGTCGTGTCGGTCATTGTCGATTACTCCAATCAGCGTTTAAGGATGGCCTCGAGCGGCGGTGGTCCCGACCAGGTTTCGGTCGAGGTCGACGGCGAGGGGATCGTGTTCAACGACTGCGGGACGGGCGTGCGCTTCGCGTACTCGGCCTCGAGCTTGGCGCGGATCTCGGCTTCCATCTTCGCCTTGTAGGCTCCGATGTCCTTGAGTTCCGTCATCTCCTGCAGCCTCGTCGCCGTCGAGTACACGAACTCACCCAGGTCGCCGCCCTCGGCGATGTGCCGGTTGAATTCGGCCCGGATGACCGGATCGGACTCGAGGCGCTTGGTGAATTCCGCGCGCTTCGTGTCGTAATCCGCGTACTGACGGCGGGCGAACTGCTCGCTCACGTTGGCCTGGATGTGGCCGACCATGTCGGCCATCCGCGCCTCGGCGGCAGCAATCGCCCGTTTCTCGGCTGCAGAGACATACGCCTCCGGGTCCGTCCAGATGTCCGCGTCGGGCTTGGGGGCTTCCCTCGCCTTCAGTTGTTCGCGGAGCTCCGTCAGTTCCCGCTCGTAGGCTTGTCGCTTGCGTCTCTCGTCCAGCAGTGCGGCCTGTGGCACGCGATCTTCCGGCGGCTCCACCACGGGAGCGGGTGCCGGTGCCTCGGCCTGTACGGGCTCTGGCTTCGTCTCAGGGGGTGTCTCTGCCGGCGGCGCAGTCTCGGATTCCGCTGCCGGAACCCATCGCCCGTTGTCGTCCCGCGGCTGTTCCACGGGAACGTCCTGTCCTGAGAGGATCGCGTCCAAATCGGCCATGTTCTTACCTCAAACGCCCATTGAATCGGGTGGCGGCCCCGTATCGATCTCGCCCGGAAAACCCCGGCGGCGGGTTACGAGGGTCGCGACTCCTGGGAGTCGGCCTCGCTGGCTTTGCGGTGGGCCTCGCCCGCGCGCATCTCGGCCGCGAAGACTTTCCGCGCGGCCTCGAGTTCGGCTTTGGCAATCGTCACGTCGGCATTGAACTCGGCCGACTGCACCTTGAGCGCGGACATATCCGCAGCGATCTTGGATTCGGTCTGCTGCAGTTGCGCTTCCTTCTGCTTCAGCGCCTCGCCCTGCTTCTGCAGTTCCTCGCCGATCTTCTTGATCTCTTCGGCGACCTGCGGCGGGACGCCGTTCTGGTTCTGCTCGATGTCCTCGACCAGTTCGTCCTTGTTGCGCAGGTTCGACGCCTTGATCAGCGTCTCGGGCTTGATCGGCACGCCGTTCTTGGCGAGCTCGGTCAACTGCAGCCACTGCTCGGACTGCAGCGTGATCGTGTCCGGGGCTTCGTCGATGACGATGTCCACGTCCATCTCGGCGGTGCCGTTGATCACCACCTCTTCCATCCCGGCCGGATCCTGCGCCATCTGCGCGACCAGTTGCTGTAGCTGCTCGGGCGTCGCACCGGACTCCTTCGCCTGCTTGATGACCTGCTCGCCCTTGGTCATCTTCTGGTTCAGGGCCACGAACCGGGTCTTCTCGTTGTCCGTGACCCGTACCCAGGTCTCTTCGGTCCAGAACTGCTTGACGCGGTTCCAGCAGGCGACCATGACGCGGTGCTGCCAGTGCCGGAGATTGTCGAGCACCGGACCCAACTGTACGACGCCGGCCTGCTGCGCGACCTGTTGCGCGCGCCCGGACTGCTTCGACTCCTGGCCCTGCAGTGCTGAGTTCGGTCCACTCGCCGCCATCGACTGCAGCGTGTCGGCGAGGATGTTGAACTGGCCGACCGCGAGGTCGTTGGTCGGGTTCACGTCGAAGCGCATCGTCGGCGTGATCTCGACCATGCCATCGGGCCGCGCGAGTTCGTTGCGGGCCTTCGTCACGTCCGCCACCGCGCCCTTCTCGTAGACCACCTGCCGGGCCGTGAGCAGGTGCAGCGCCTTGCTGCGGCGGTGATTGATCTCGTCCTGCAGCGGCAGGTAGCGCGGCACGACGCCGTAGCGGTTGCCGTCGCGGTCGACATACGCGGACTGGTAGACCAGCGGGCACTCGGGCTGGCCGTTCTCGTCCTTGTAGGCGGAAGGGGCGGGTTGCTCGACGAACCCGGCGCGCGTGAACACGCAGCGCATCCAGCCCTCGTCGGTCCGGTAGTAGTGCTCGAGCACCTGGATCCGCTGCCGGGTGCGGTCGATCCACATCGTCGGCTTGTCGTCGTAGGTGTCGCCGAAGTCGAACGTGCCCTCCATCATCGCGTCGAAGTCGACCGACTGGTCCGGGTACTTGCGCTTCGCGACCGACAGATCCATCCACACCACGACGCCGGCGAACATCGCATCGCTGAAGTCCGCGAGCATCGAGTGCGCGTCCCAGTACATGCGGTCCCAGCGCACCCGGCGGATCTTGACCTGCGGCTTGCCGCGGACGTTCTCGACGATCACCTCGCAGCCGCCGGTCCCCTCGACCAGCATGTTCTCGAAGACCTGCGACTTCACCTGCGGGAAGTGGTTGTGGTCGGCGATGTAGCGGAGCGCATCGGTGGCCGCTTCCGCCGCGCCCTCTTCCTGCGGGGTGCGCGGATAGGCGTGAGGATCGGTGCGGGTCGCGAGTTCCGTCCCCAGCCAGGACATGATCTTGTCCTGGATGCGGTTGTCGGTGATCACCGGCTGGCCGCGCCTCGTGAGCTTCTTCTTCTCCGCGTCCGTCCACTGCTTGCCGTCGAAATAGTCGCGGCACTTCTCGGACGCCTGACGGGCCAGCTGCGTGCCGTCGCACGACTCCTGGAACTGGCGGATGAACTCTGCCAGCCGGTCGTCTTCGGTCATGCTGTCCGCCACGTCAGTTCCTCTTCCTCGTCGTCGGTTTCATAGGCATCGCGCTTCTGTCTCACCTCGGGCGGGCTCACGACCGCCGGGTGCGCCTGATCCAGTGCCAGCGCCATCAGCGCCACGCAATCGACCGCGTCGTCATGCAC